TGGCTCACCGCGTCCAGGTGCTGACGCAGGATAGTGAGCGACGTCTGGTCGGCATACGGCGTGCAAATGATGTGATGCCCGTCGGCAAAGACCGCCGCCAGGGCCTCGGTGATGTCCGGGTCCACGGCGCCGTTTTTCATGGCCGTGGCCGTGACCGTCACCCCGTCCACGGCTGCGGTGGCGTCAATCGGAATCAGATTGCCGACCGCGCCCTTGTTGCGGGCGGAAAGCGTCACCACGCCCTCGGCGGCGGCCGCCGTCACCGGCAGCGCAGGAGAGCCGTTGATCGTGTCGGCCAGCGCGGCGGCGATGGCCGCCGCCGTGTCGCCCAGGGCCACGGACAGTTGCACGGTCTGGCCCGCCACCCGCGCCTCCACCACGCCCAGGCCGGTCGACGGGCCGGTCACGGTGATGGTGCCCGTGGCCGCGATGCCGGCTTCGGCGTCGTCCACGGCGATAACCGACAGATGCAGGTAGGCGTTGGCCGTGATGGCCGCCCGGCACATCCGGTGCGCCTGGCTGCCCACGCCGAACAGTTCCGCCGCCTCGGCGTCGCTGTAGACGCGCACCACGGTAAGCGGCGCCTGGCTGCCGGCGGCCGTGCGCTGGGCCACGAGCAGCAGCTTCTGGATATTGGCCGGCAACGTGCGCACGGCAAGCTTGGTGTTGAACTCGAAGTACTTGCCGGGCTTGCGGATACTGGCCGGCAAGGTGTCGAAACTGATATTGGGGCTAGCCATCGGCGGCCTCCTTGACACTCACGGTCTTGGCCTTGGCGGCACCGGCCTGGCGCACCAGGTCGCCGTCGGCCAGACGGCGCAGGTAATAGGCGGATGCCGGCACCTCGACCGGCGCGGCGTCGGTGATGCAGCGGCGGGCCGCGCCCTCCAGGGGCACGCGGATGCCCGGCGCGGCCGTCACGGTCATGGTCTTCATGGGTTGTCTCCTTCCCCTTGCAGGGTGAGCAGGTCTTCGGCGTCCGGGACGCCGTCATCGGGCAGCAGGTGGTAGCGGATGCCGACCGCGCCAAGGGACGGCACATCGGCCTGCCAGGTCTGGCCGGTGGCATCCGCCGGGCTTTGGACCATGCCCGCGCCGGGGTACGGCGTATCCAAATCCCGGATCGTCACCCCGGCCGGCAGGGTCAGGTCGTAGGCCGTGCGCCACTCCTGGCTGTAGACGGCCAGGGCCTGGCTTTGGGTTTTGCCGTTGCAGATGCAGCGCACCGGCCCGGGGGCCAGCGGGTCGATGGCCAGGCCGAAGTCCCGGCCGACCAGCAGCCGGGCCGTGTCGGCCAGCATCCGGTAGCAGCCGACGCTGGCGGCAGTGCCTTGGCGGGCGACCTCGCCCCGCAGGTGGCGGGCGCCGACCAGGACCAGCCAGGCCACGGGCATGCGCCAGACGCGCCGGCTGGTGGCCATGGCCTTGGGCTCGCCGGCGCTGCCCCGAAACGTAAGCCATACGGCCGGGAGTTGGCGCACCACCCCCGCCACCCCATCGTCGAAATCGCCGCCGTAGGTGGCCACGGTCCGCAGATAGGGCAGCTTGGCCTCGGCCAGGTGCTTGGCCATGGCGGCCTCGATGGCGCTAAGCATCCTCGTCCTCGACGACCGGCAGGCGTGTGAACACCCGCCGGCCGGTCGCAAACCGGATGTTGCCGCCGCCCGAGGCCGGCAGGCCCACGCCGGGCAGGTCGGCCTTGCCCTCGGCTACCCGGGAAAGCCAGGCAATGGCCTGCCGGTAGCGCTCGGCAATGGGGGAGGCTTCCTGGGCCGCGCCGCCGGTCAGCCGGTAGCGGGCGATGTCGCAGACCATGGCGGCCAGCACCGGCGGCACCGGGGCCACCGGCACGGCGTAGCGGCCGGCCAGGTAGCTGTCCGCCTCGTCGGACGCCCGGGCCAGGGCCGCCGTGGCGATCGTCTCGTCCACGCGGCCCGTTTGTTCCCGGTCCGTCAGGGCGAGCAACTCGTCCGCCCCGAAGGCCTCGCGCATCTCCTGGCAGGTGGCGTACATCTACTTGCCCGCGTCCTTGGCTTCGGGATCGTCGAAGTTGAAGTCTTCCCCTTCTTCGGCCGGCGCGGCGCCGTCCGCTTCGGGTTCGGGCTCGGGCGACTTCTTCTTGCGCGGCGGTTCCAGCAGCCGCACCTCCAGGTCGGGATCGGCCTGGAGCCGGGCGAGGTCTTCCTCGGTGAAGGTGCCGGGCGGGAAGTCCGTCCCGGTCTCCCGGTGCCTGCGGCCGGCACGGAAATGGCCGCCGCGCAGGCTTTGCGTGCGCACGATGGCGCAAACCTTGCTCATGGCGTCCCTCCCTAGTTGAGCCACGGCGTGACCAGCACGTCCACGATGCCCGCGTTGGGGTTGTCCGCGCCGTTGGCCAGCCGCGAAACCGTCACCACCTCGTTGGCCTTGGTGCGCAAGGTGGTCGGCACCACCAGCGTGGTCGGCTTGATACCCAGCGGCCGGCCGCCGTCCGCCTTCATGGCGCACAGGGCGTCGTAGGCGGCGTTGAAGTTGTCGGTGGTCAGGGCTTTTTTGGAGCAAAAGGCCGTCTGCCAGAAGCCGAAGCCGGCGTTGCAGCGGTAGCGCACGCCGTAGCGGTAGGTGTCGGACATGAACACGGCCTCGTCGTCGGCCTTGGTCATGGTGGTCAACTCGGGCTTGGTGCGCTCCTGGAAGAGGACCGGCTTGATGACCCGGCTGGTGTCCAGCAGATACCAGGGCGTGCCGCCCGCCTCGTCGATGAAGTTGGGCACGGTCGCGGCCGCGCCGGTGCCGTCCACATTGGGATAGACCGGGTGGTCCACGTCGAAGAAATACTGGTTGTCGTAGCACAGGGTGGAAAGGCCCAGGGGCAGCAGGCCGAAGGTCAGCTCGTCCGGGAAGGACTTGGCGGCCCGGCCCATCTCGCCGAACAGCGGCTTGTAGATGCCCACCTCGTCGTCCTCGATGCTCGTGCGCGGCACGCTCACCGTGGACTCGAAGAGCTTGTTGGTGATGGTGTAGCCCTGGGCGGCCATGTCCCGAAGGACGCGGGTGCCGATCCACTCGGCCAGCTTGGGGAACTGCCCCAGCCAGCCGTAGGTGTTGGACTTGGACGTGGACGGGATGAGGGTGGCAATCTGCTCCCAGCTCGTCGGCGTTTCGCCGAACACCTTCTGGTATTCGGCGCGGTAGCCGGTAAAAAGCGCCGTGAGCAGCGCCGGGGTGACGATGGCCATCTACTTGTCCTCCTTGCATTTGGCGAAGTCTTCCGGGGAGAGCCCCAACAGCGTGGCGGCCTCCCGTTCCTCGGCCGTGAGCGCGGCCGGTCCGGCGCCGGACGCGGGCGGGACGAAGCCCCCGGTATGCGTCTGCATGCCGGAAAGGGCCGCCACCGGTGCGGCCGCCGCCAGATAGGTCCGGGCGGCATCCGGGTCCTTGCCGGCCAGCTCGGCCAGCCAGCCGGCAAGCGATGCGTGCACGCGGCCGTCAGCCACGGCCGCCTCGATGGCGGCGCTCAGGGCGGCCTGGTCGTTTTGGCCCAGGGCGGCGGCCAGCTTGGCCTTGAGGTCGGTATTTTCCTTGGTGAGCGCGGCCAGCGCCGTCACCGGCGCGAACCTGGCCGGGTCGGGCGCTTTCGCCTTGGCGGTCAGGTCCGCGATGGCCTGGTCCTTGCCGGCCAGGATGGCCAGCAGGTCCACGCTGGTGGCCGCCGCATCCGTGCCGGCAAGCATCGTCTTGAGCTTGTCCAGTTGCGCCATGACCTCTTCGGGCGTGGTGGTCACCGGCAAGTTGAGCAGGTAGAGCAGGCGCTCCATCAGTTCGTCCATGCAAGCCTCCGTTTGTGCGTTTTGGGGGGTGCCCATCTGACGGACAGCGGCCACGGCGGCCAGCCCGTCCAGGGCCGGGTTGTTGGTCAGGGCGGCGTTCATGAGTTCCAGGACCGCCCCGGTTTTTCCGTCGAAGGTGAAAAGCGGTGAGATGTAGCGGTATTCGTCGGCCTGGATGTGGCCACGCGCCGTCTCGGTCCAGGCGACGGTGGCGAAAATCCCCCGGCCGGGCACGTAGCAAAGCGCTTCGATCCAGCCGGCGGCCACGGCCTTGTGCCCGGCGTCCTGGGCCGTTAACGTGTGGTGCTCGTAGTCGATGCAGAGCGGCGTTTCCCGCGCCTCGGCCGCCGCAATGAGCGATGCGGCGATGGCGGCGTCCATGCGCCAGACGGTGGTGGTACAGCCGTCGATGCTGCCGGGTCGGCCGTCGCGGGCGGAAAACTCCCCGTCCGGAAAGAGCTGGACGTTCATGCCCTCGGGCAGGGACGACGCATCGCCGCCCTGGGCCGTGGCCAGCGCCACGGTCAGGACGGCCGTCGGATGGATTATCGAAAGATGCTTCGCGTTGCGCATGTCCGCCACGCTAGTGGCGGACGGGGGCTGCGCGATAGGTGAAGGGGTTCAGAAGTAATAATAACGGGTAAACCCCCGGCTTTGCCGGGGGACTCATAAAGTTTGACAGTTCCGGGAATCAGAAGCCTCCATCGCTTGAACCGCTCAAAGCTCAAGCAGACGGAGGCTTCCGTTGAAC